TAAGAAACTAGAGGTCACTGTCGACTTCAAGGATAAAGATGACATCTACAGCACACTCGCTAGACTACGAAACGGAGACCATTAGAGAAGGGCGCAGGCAACTGCTCTATAATACTAACCCTGATTATTGGCCTAAGCCTGAGCCTTACCTTGACCTACAGGTATGGGTCTGGGAAGTTTTAGGTATATGGATACCCAACCATTCTATCTGCCCAGGTCATACCTCCCCTTACAAGTATTTCCATGACAGGTACTTCGAGACAGTGCTGGATACCCTGCTCTGGGCTGGTCGTATGTGCAGCAAGAGCTTTATGGCTGCGTTAGAGTGCTGGCTTAAAGCCCGGAAGAAACCAGGATGGGAAGCTAACATCTGTGCAGGATCAGGAGCGCAGGCATCACGGTCATACGAGGCGACGAGCCTTTTCTGGCACAGGACGGATGATATAGACGGCAGGCTGGTGCTCAAACGTGACCCACTCAAGACAGTTACGGAGTTTATCAACGGCGCAAAGTACGAGATAACCACATCGTCAGAGAAGAGCCAGCGCGGCCCTCACCCAAACAATCTGTTTGCAGACGAAATCGACGAGATGGATAGAGATGTATTCAACTCTGCTATGCAGCAGACAATGGAGAAAGGTGGATACCCTGCCTCAACTGCGTTGCTTTCCACCATGCATAAAGTCGGCGGGCTGATGGGTAACTGGGTAGACAATGCTGTTCTGCGGGGATATGGTTTATATACCTTCTGTGTATTAGAGACGATGGAAGCCTGTACTGATGATTATAGCTGTGATACCTGCCCTGTAGATGAATACTGCCACGGCAGGCTGAAACTGGCGACGAAAGAAGCATATAAGGAGCAGGTAGATCGTGGGATAATATGCCAGGGACAGAAGCCTTTAATGGGGCATAACACTATAGAAACCATCCAGCGCAAGGTGCGCCAGGGGTATGATGAGGACGATACCGGGCTGGTCAGGCCTATCGACATCCCTGCTGAGCTATTTTGCAGGCGGCCTTCGAGGATAGGGCTGGTGTTCAAGGACTTCAATATCAACTGGCACGTAGTACCTGAGCAGGAGATAAGTATACAAACTGAATGGAAGAAAGGCAGGACTTTAGACTTCGGGCATACTGCGCCCTTTATCGACCTGTATTTTGCTATCACACCTAAAGACCAGATTATATTCTACGAGGAGTTCTGGCAGACGGGCATGGATATGAACCAGATTATCGCCCACCTGAAAGAAGGCAGGAAGCATACTGCGTTCCTCCGGACGTTTGCTGACCCGGCTGGTGCGACTGAGATCGCATCTATAAAGAACGCAGGGATCCCATGTAACGAAGTAGTCTCCGAGATTAAAGAAGGGCTGGACTATATGTGGCATCTACTGCGCCAGGACGTAGATAGCGAGCCTATGTTTATCATCAGCAGCGCATGTAAGAACTTTATCAGGGAGATGACCAAGTACAAGTACCCTGAGTCTGGCACATCCGAGAATCCAGTTAAAGATGACGACCATTGCGTCGAAGCTGCCCGCAGGGCGATAGTGGCCTGGCGGCGCGGCTATTTACAGTCCCTTAATGCACTTTTGGACGGGGTGAAAACGGGAGGCAAGAGAGATGTTACAACCACCGATACACAGCGGGCGTTCCAGGAATCCAAGCAGCAAGCCCGCCGAGTTCGCCGAAGTCGTAAGAGAGTGGAAGGCACAGACTCAGGGCCATACAGGGGCAGGTAGACCTGTGCTGTATGACCACAGGGGCGAGCCAATCACTTACGCCAGTATAGGCACAGGAACGCGAACGCCGAGTACATCACAGCCCCCTCAGGTGGCAGAGAAGATAGAGCCTTCCTTCGTCGGGCAGGAGTTCGCTACCGGCCCTACTGATATAACCGGAGCAGGTAAATACTCGCTATGGCAGCAGAACCCTGATATACTGGTGCAAAAGAAGGGGCTGTCTATATACGATGACATGAAGAACGACGATATGGTTAAGGCTGCCTTATTCGTCAAGAAGTTCACTCGCCTGTCGTCTCAATGGCGCGTGCAGCCTGCTTCGGAAGATAAAGCTGATGTAGATATCGCTGAGTTCTATGAAGCCCAGCTAGATAACATGCCCGGAACCATAGTCAAGATGCTGATGGCGATTATGACCATGCTGGACTACGGGTTCTCTGTCTGTGAGAAGAACTATTACATGATAAAGGACGGTCAGTATCGAGGCAAGATCGGGCTTTCCAGCGTCAAGAGCAAGAAACCACATGAGTTCGAGTTCAAGCAGGACGAGTTCAGTAACGTCGAGTCATTAGTGCAAAACCAGGCCGGGGACGATGTAATACTGGATCCCTCGAAGTTCATTATAGCTGCATGGATGCCCGAGTGGGAGAACCCTTACGGGATCTCTGACCTGAAAGCTGCCTATATTCCATGGTGGCAGAAGGACGTTATTATGCGATTCCATGCTATCTTCCTGGAGCGGTTCCCTGCCCCTATCGTGATTGGCTACTATCCACCAGGTACCGACCAGGCCACCCAGGACGACCTGCTGGACGTGCTGGAAGACCTGCAAATCCAGACGGCTGCTATCATACCTGAGGGCATAACCATAGACTTCAAGGAAGTAGGCAGAGTCGGGTCGGAGATATATTCCAAGGCTATAGATGCGCGGGATTCTATGATAGCCCGGGCAATACTGATTCCTGAGTTGCTGGGGTTCACTAACAGGGGAGGCACTGGCTCTTATGCTCTGGGCAAGAAGCAGATCGATCTGTTTATCACCGTACTCTGGCATCTGGGCAATACGGTAGAGGAACTGATACACGAGCAGTTGACTATCCCATTTATATCATGGAACTTTGCCCCGAAGGAGTTCCCCCGTTTCGTTTTCGAGCCCATAGCCGACGAGTCGCCCGAGGCTAAAGCCAAGGTAATAGCTACTCTAGCAGGAGCGGGATTTTTAGATGCAACCGACCCGGAGATCAGGGAGTGGGTAGGCGACTATATGAGGATCATGCCCCATACCGAGACTACTGCTGCGAAGATGGCTGAGGAGGCGTTGAACTTTAGCGAGCCTTATAAGTTCTATAGCCCCGATGGGCGCGATGGCTGGGAAGTGGAGGTACTGGAGAACGCTGCCCGGCTGGAGCTGATGGATGACGCCCTGGCTAAGACCACCTGATTCGCTCTCTAACGAGTTGTTGCCTGAGTTATTTATAAAAGCATAAGGCGCGTATGGGGAAACCTCATACAGGCGAAGCTAGACCCCTTAATAACCATCTCAGGAGGTAGCGATATGGCTAAACCCAAGAAAAAGAAAAAGAGCAAGGAAATCCCTGTAGCGAAATCGTGTAGATGAGGGAAGAAGCCACCTGATGCAGTTGCATCATAGAGTAGCGAGGCTGTTTGATGGGCGTGAGTGCAATACAACTGAATAGGCCGCTATCGAAGTACGAGAAGGCTTGCCAGATAAACTATGCTGAGCTGGTCGCCAAACAGGATCAGCAGACAGCAGCGTCCCAGGAACGGCTGGTCGCCGATGTCAATGCCATTGAAGCCAATATCGTCAACCAGGTAAAGCGATACAAGGTATTGAAGGACGGCAACTACTCCCGTATCAGCAAGGTCACAGTTAATACCACTCCTTTCCGTCAGCACCTACTCAACTCTTTCGTCTATTTCTACTTCGATGGCCGCCAGGACGCCAGGAAGGAAATAGAGAACTCCCTGGGTAAGCGCCTGCGCTTGAAATATGCTAACGCGCCTGACCTGTTGCCTGTCGAGGCTATGGAGCGATTCCAGAAGAGAGCAGCCGTTACGAAAGCCGAGTTTACTCGCATGGCGGCTAAGGAGCGGGCGAGGGCTTTCACCGTGGCTGGTGTGCTGGAACAGGATATGCTTGCTACTACTCGCCAGGGGCTTATCAAAGCCATAGACGAAGGATGGAGCCTTAATGAGTTCAGTCGCTATCTGAAAGATGCTAACGTAAAGTACACAGGCACAGTATATGGGACTGACAAGAAGAAAGGCGAGCCTCTTACTCCCTACCATTTAGAGACAGTCCTCCGAACCAACTATGCTACTGTCTATAACGAAGGCCGTTTGGATATGATGAACCATCCTGACGTGGTGGAGTTCGTGCCTGCCTTCGAGTATAGTGCCATACTTGATACCCGTACCAGGAAAACGCATAGGGACATGGATGGTCGGATATACCCGCGTGATGACCCAATATGGCGGGTTTGGTATCCCCCGAACGGATTTTCGTGCCGTTGCATCGCCATTCCTGTGACTTCCAATATGGACTTCAGCGTTTCTCAACCTGCGCCTGCTGGCTTGCGGCCCGATACTGGATTTGGCGATTCCCGGATAACCATCCCTCCAGCTCCTACGAGAGGCGAGGTCACGGGGAAGGAGGTGCTTGCTCAGTCGGCACGTAAAGCGGCAAGGTTAGTTGAGGTCCCACCGCTGGATAAAATAACTCGGGAGGATATTGAAAAGATAATCAGGCAAAAGATGGACTTTATTAAGACCCAAGGAGTATCAGGTGAAACGGTTGATGAGTTGCGTTCTTACTTTATACATTGGTTAGGTAATACCGATTCCCCGGGAGGAACTAAACTTCAGTATATCCAGAATATAGATGCTGGTAGGAAAGGAACTTTCGGGTTTGATAAGGATATGATCGAAACTTTGGGTAGCTGGTCGCCTAGTGATGAGATGGGGAAAGCGGCAACTTTATGGAGTGAGTATGATAAAGAGATAGCCCTAAGGTCTTTAGGTAGCGGGCCTGTTCAAGTCTATCGTGGTATTAGAGGTGATTATGCTCAGCAGATTAAAGATGCAGTAAGGGAAAGTGGTGGTATTGCAGATATACCTATGCGGTCACTAAATGCCTTTACCATTGATAAGGGGGATGCTGGACGTTATAGTGATTGGCGTCAAGGGGATATAATCTTAGAAGCGCCTGCTGATATAAGAGATGAGATATTTGCAACGTATATTTCTTCCCCAATATCATTGGCTGCCCACGAAGTTATCCTGTCACCGCCAGGAAGAAAAGAGTTTGCAGTAAGCTGGGGGAGGTAAGGTATATGCGAATTTATAACAAGCGGAGTATTATATCTCAGATTTCTAATCGAGGTGGGGCGCGGGTAGTGGTGGTGAACCAATCTCCTGATGACGATCCAATCAACAAAAACTGGATACAAAAGTTGAAAAAAGAGAAAAAAAATCGGTGACCCCTAAACGAAACGGGGGAACTAAACAAGGCCATGCGTCAACTTAATTTCGTCCTGGTATTGACGCTTTGCCGCAGTTATTGTTGCCATGTCAACTTAATGCCAAATATCACGGGGTTTGACTCCTGTAGTGTTGCAATAAGAGAAAATGTTTACTTGACATAATAATGTAAAGGAGGAAGAAATGCCTAGAGCAGATAGTTCTGAAAACCTACGAAGGCACGTTAGCGAGTGGATCCCATTTGTGGCTGCTGGCGAGACTATCAATTTAGCATTCACTCTTGACGTGGATGGGGCCAGGCTCCCACCCAGGATAACTATCCAGGATATAATTATCGATCCCAGCATAGCTTCTATTTTCAGGTTTAGGATATTCTCCAGGGCAACACGGATTGCTCTCCCTGGGGCTAACCACAACCTTATCTATGAGCGCGACTACCCTGCAGTAGCCAGTGCCGATATAGTGCAGCTCAGGGACGATATATCATACGTGGATGATGATGCTATAGACGCCCTCGAGTATAATTTAGGGACGATTTGGGGAAGTCTCGAAATTCAGGCATTGGCTAATCCGTCAGCATTTAATTTGCATCTCTTCTACGGGACGGTATAATTTAGATGGGTACGTTATCCTTATCGGGTGGATAGTGGGTATGAGGTTCTGATAGGTAACTGCCCCTCCTTATTAAACCCTAAAAAAAGGGGGACAAAAAAGGGGGTGACAGTTTTTGTCTCATAATGTAACACACAGATACGGGATAGGTGGTGATGTGTTGGCTGAGAAAGATTTTCAGGATCTTCTATGGGGACGGTTCGATAAGCTTGAGACGCAGATGGCGACTTGCATGAAAGACCTGGAACAAAAGATGGAGGATAGATTTAAGAACCTGGATTGCAAGTCCAATACTGAGAGGCTTGTTAACGTAGAGCGCGGCTTCACTAACCATGTGGATGGGGGAAAGGATGATTTACAGCGTAAGATATGGACAGGCAGTATATGGAAGATAGTGATTGCGGGGTTGATGCTGATAATTGCAGCGATTCTCGCAGTGAAGACGTTGGGGGGTTGAAATGCAATACCTGAAAGTAATGTTGGCTATGCTATTGGTGAGCGTACTTACTCTGCCTGCGATGGCTGGGCTGGTAGTGACTCCGGCTGACGTGCAGATCAGGTTCCCAGACGCGGCTGAACCTGATAGTGCGTGGTGCATTGTGAATGTCGAGACCATATCATACTTAGCCGGGCCAGTTGGGTCGCATAATGACAGGGCGAAATTGGGAATCCAGATCTGGGAAGGGCTGCTTCAGGAGGCGCAGCCTGAACTTGGGAAGGTGCGCTTCGAGATTACTGTATTATCCTTACCGAAGGTGGCAGGTTCCAACCAGGATGCCAGAGGTATGGAATTGCGGTTCCGGGTTAGGGAAGTCAAGCCTGATACAATAGAAGTGGATGGCCCTTGGTCTGATTTCAACAAAGCAACCATTATCGGCAAGCCCGGACAGCCGGTGCAGCAATAATGGGGGCGCGTTGTGACCAAACCAGAGTTTTTTACATTGCCCAGCCCTGAATGTGTGCAGTAGGGATTAGAATCGACTTTAGGATATAAAATGGCAAGTTTAGCAAGCAAAGATACAACAGGAACATTTACACCAGGCGAAGGCGAGGA